GTTGGCCTAGTGTGAACTTCAAAAGTTTTGCTAGGGACAGAAACGGAGATATATACATTGGCACTACGTCTGGTGTAGGAACTTACGAAAACTTCTTGGACGCAGGTAGTCCGTATCGCTTTAGGTACTACAGCCCCGGCTTGACGTTTGGTGATCCCTCAAAGATTAAGATGCTCAAAAAGATTAGACCTACTATTATTGGTGGTAACAACTCTGACATACACTTGAAGTGGTCGTATGACTTTTCAGCCTTGATAAACACTGGAACCTTTAGGACAAGTGCTTCAATACCCGGATTCTACGGACAGTCTGAGTACAACGTGGCTGAGTTTTCTGAAGAGGGTACAGTAATTAGTAGGACAGGAATCAACACGACAGGCTACGGAACAGTAGTCAGCGTAGGACTAGAGGCCGACATCAACGGGTACTCTTTGTCGTTGCAGGAAATGAATGTATTAGCTTTAGCAGGTAAAACGATATGATTATTATTAATAGACGGGGTGAACTCTGATGGCTATTGATTATTCCTCTGAGAGTATTGACGACCTCATCAACGAAGTTGCAGGAATGGGTGCACAAAAAGGTTCACAAGGACTTTTAGCAAGTATTCTTGGCCCTTTGGTAGGCATAGGATCTACTGTAGGAGGCGGTTTAGCTACTAAAAGTGCTTACGACAGGTTAGGTTCTATTGGTGAGCAGGCTGTACTAGGTACAACTGTTAGAGGCCAGCAGATACCCGGAGCTGCTCAGCTTGCTGCGGAAGGTCTTGGTCTATCTCAGTTTAGGCCGTTTACTGTTACGACTTCTACTGGTGGACAGTTTGGTGTCACACCTCAAATAGATCCAGCGTCGGGTGTTGTCACTGGTATTGGCACTCAGATGCAGCTGTCTCCTCAAGAACAAGCACTACAACAAAGTTTGTTAGGACAAGCACAAGCAGGTCTTACTGGTGGGGTTGTAGGTGCACCAGCTGCAGAGTCTGCTGGTCTAGCTTTGATGGGTCGTGGGCGTGAACAGCTTCAACGAGATCCTTTTGGTATTCTTAATCAACAGTTACTAGCCCAACGAGCAGCAAACTTAGGTGGTATGTTTATGGGGCAAGTTGAAGCTCCTTTGGCTGGCCGCGAAACTGACATATACAACCGCATCAGGGCTACACAGATGCCTGAAGAAGAGCGTCAGCGTTTAGCTTTGGAAGAGAGGCTGGCTAGTCAAGGACGCTTAGGCGTTCAAACAGCAATGTACGGTGGTACGCCAGAACAGTTAGCACTGTCACAAGCGCAAGAGGAAGCTCAGAACAGGGCGTCTCTTGCAGCTATACAACAAGCTCAAGCAGAGCAAATGCAACAAGGTCAACTAGGTGCACAGTTTGCAGGATTAGGTAGCAACCTAGCAGCACAGGAAGCAGCACTACGAGACGTACAGCAACAACGTGCTATTCAATCTCTAGCTGCTGGTCAAGGTATGTTGGCAGGCGGCTTAGGTCTGCAACAAGCACAACAACAACTTGGTATGGGTGCCTTGTCCGGTGCGTACTTGCCACAAGCACAGCTTCTCAACGTACAACAAGCTGCACAGCTCTACCCGCAGTTGCAACAGCAAGCTCAGTTGTTCGGTACAGGTCAGTACGGTGAGACTATGATGACTGGTCTTGAGGCCCGTTTGATTGCAGAGCAAGCCAGAGCTAACTTGTTGGGCGGTCTTGGTACAGGTTTGTTAGGTGGTATGTTGAGTCCGGTAGGTTCAGAAGAATCTGGCTATTCAATACCTATTCAAGACATTTTTGAAGACATATTTAATATAGGTTAAGGAGTGCATTAGTCATGGCTAAATTTTCACAAGCATTTTTACAAGGACTCCTCCAGCCTAGCTACCAGCAAGGTTTGTTTGAGGCTGCTCGTGGGGTAGGACAGGCTCCGGGTGTTATGCGTATGCAGAAAGAGCAAGAGCAACAACGGCAGAAAATGTCTGAGATATACAGTATGGCTATGCAGCCCGAAACTACTTCTGTTCAACTGTTTCAAGCAGCGCAACAACTAATGGCTCAAAACGACACTAAAGGGGCTTTGGCTTTATTAGCACAGGCTAGAGAATTACAGGAAACAGAAAAGCAACCAAAAACACGGGCTGAATATTTTGCACAAAACCCTAAAGACCAAGCAACACTATATGAAAAGTTTACTTCTGACAGTATAGATAAATATATTAGTAACTCTGGGCCTTTAGTACCTCTTGATACCAAAGCGTCTGATCCTTTATCAGCCCACGGTAAAAGACTAATTGATGCAGGTTATACAAGAGGTTCGCCTGAATATATAAAAGCCATGAAAGACTACAATGATTCTATTGTTTCAGGAAAAGCGCAAGGACTAGCATATAAAGGCGAACTAGAACAAACACAATTTTTAGAAGAGCAGCTTCAAAATAATCCTTTTAGATCTCAGTATGAATCAATACTTCAAAAAGTTAACTCTGTTAAAGCTATTGAAAAAAACATACTAAAAGGTGACTCTGAAAGTTTACGTCTTTTAGAACGAACTGTTTCTGAGCTATTTAATTCAGACACAAGAGCTGCTTCAGAGATATCTAGGCTTCTTGAGGGTCGCGGCATTGCTAGAAATTTTGTTGACCGCGTAAGTGAACTTGCTGGTGAGGGAATGAGCAACGAAACGAAAAATAAACTTATAGATATCGTAAAAAGTATGGAAGAACTGGCAGTATTTTATAATGACTTATCAGTAACAACTATTTCTGAGTCTTATGGTCAGTTTGTTGGTGAGGATGTAAAAAACGCTTTTGAATCTCGTTATTCAAGTACTAACTTTTTTAAACGAACAGAAGAAGAGCAAAAAATTCCTCCGCTACCTTCTGGAGCCGTTTTGGATATAACCGTTAATAATAATTCATAGGTTTTGTTATGCAGACAGCTACTAACCCAGACACAAAACAAAAATATTATCTTGATCCTACTACAAATAAGTGGGTTGAAGTTAAAACAGCCTCTGTTCCCGAAACAGGGGAGCAGTTTGCTCTTATAGATAATAAGTGGGTTTCTATCGGCTCCACTAAAAAAGTTATAAAAAACGAAAATGAAGATGTAATAACTAAAGTTTCTAATACTTTATCAGACGCCTCAGAAAGTCTTTTCGGCGGTGACAATTATTATATAGATAAAGCTAAATCTGGTGCCGCAGATTTTGTTCTTTCGGTTCTTCCTAATGATATTATTAATTCTTTGTTAGGAATAAATATTTTTGATTATCAAAACGAAGACGGAACTTTTGATGCGAAAAAAATAAACCAAGATCGTAAAGTAGCTATTGAAGACGCTAAAGAAACTTTTTTAGGATATAAAGGAATTAAACCTGAATCAACAGTTGAGCGTTTAAGTGGACAAGCTTTAGAGTCTGTAATCTCAGAAGGCCCGATGGCAATAGTAGGTGCTAAAGGGTTTACGGGAGGTTTAGTAGAGCTTTTACATTCATATACTGCATCTTTACTTGGTCAGTTTACTGCAGAACAAACAGCAAAAGGTGCTGAATATTTAGGTGCTCCTCAGTGGCTTCAAGACGTTTTAGGTTTTGCTGGAGGTGTGGCAGGAGGAAGCGCAACTACTGGAACACGAGTAGTAACTGGAGGTGCTTTAAGTGCTTTATCAAAAGCAAACAAAGAACGCAAACGTGTAAACGAAAGCTTAGACGCCGCTACTGATTTTGTTGCTTCAAAAGAAATTAGTAACATAATAAAAAAAGCAACAGAAGCTGATCCTAACATAGATTCAGTAATAAAAGCAACTACTGAGTTAGAAAACGAAATTCCGGGCCTTGTTATTCCTCCTATTGCTGTTTTATCTGATAATCCAATCTATAGAAAAAATATAGATTATCTTTTGAGAACAAATCCAGAATTTTATGCAAAAGCTTCTGATAGCCTTAAAAACGCAGTTAAAGCTGTAAACAGCAGAAAAGAAAAACTTTTTGGAGCTTCTGGAGCTAAAGCAGATGCTGAAATAAGAAAAAATCTTCCTGATAATTATGCGTCAATACTTTCTAACGCTAAAAAAAGAATGAACGCGATAGATCAAAAAATTGCAACGCTTTCCGATAAAGCAGGAACATCGCTTGAATATATTGATATAGGTAGTCAAGTAAGTAAACTAATGGACGCTAAAGTGGAAGCTGTAAACAGCCGATTAAGGCCTCAGTATAAAAAACTCTTGTCTGAAGCAGATAACGCAGGTGTTGTTTTTCCGGCTGATTCTGTAGCAAGAATACATCAATCTTTTAAAGCTTTAAAAAATCAAGAATTTTTTGCTACTTTTCCAGCGCTGTCTAAAAAATTAGATGCTGAGTGGGCACCTAAAAAAATAAAGCCCAGCCCTATAATTATTCCGGGCGTACCTCCACAAAAAACTCAAATTCAGTATAAGCCTGTTTCGTTATCTGAAATGGACTCTTTTAAAAGAGAATTAAATAAAGCTATACGAAACACTAAAGACTCTACTCAATTACGTATTCTTAACAGCTTAAAAGACGCATTTAAAAAAGAAGTTAAAAACCTTCCAGAAGAGTTTGGACAAAAATATAGTAGCTTGGATATGCAGTTTTATACAGAATTAGGCATACCTAAAAATAAGGCAGAGATAAATCAACTGGACTCTGCGAAATTTGCTAGTCAAGTAGGATCTTACTTAGCCAAGCCAGAACAGGCTAGAGAATTTATTTCTTTTGTGGGCGATGCTGGAATACCTGTCGTAAAAGATGCTATTTTTTTAAAGATGCAAGGAAGCGGTTTGAAATCAGGAGGTGTTTTTGATAGTAATGGAATGATAGACCCTAAAGCTTTAATTGGTTTTATAAACAGAAATAAAACACTGATAGACACAGTTCCGGGTTTAAGAGATGAACTTACTGATGCTCGTAGGCTTGTTGATAATTTAACACAAACTAAAGCTAGGATAGATTCTGAATACAACATAAAAGCAAAAGAATTAAGCGACGGTTTTTACAAGTCCTTTGGAAAAAAGGGATTAAATGAGGTAGCTGATAGAATATTAACAAGCGACGCGGAAAGTTTTAAAATATTAAACGATATTAAAAACTTTGAACCAGAAACATCTAAAATGGTAAGACAAGGAATACGGGCAACTCTTCTGGAAAAGGGAATAAAATCTGGAGACACGATGGTGGATTTTATCCGAAAAAATGAAAAGGTTTTTAATGATTGGTTTGGCCCTACGTATTTAAAGAGCGTGGAATCACTTGGCGCTGCTTCAGATATAGTATCTAAAATAAACGTAGATAAAATGAAGTTTGCTTTAGATTACAAAAACCAAGATCAATTACTAGAAAAAACAGGGATAAGCTTTCCTCAGTTGCAGTCTGTTTTACGAGACAGAATTTCTAACTTTACAACTAAGTTAGCAATTATAGGTTCAAAAGTAAACACATCGTCGGCTGCCGCTAAACGAGACTCAAAGATGATGGATTTGCTTTTAAATCCTCAGGCTTTAGAAGCCATAAAAAAAGAAGTTGATGCTTCAAAAATAAAAGTAATAGATGAAAAATTTATGGCAAGAATGTCTCAAATTATAAATAACGCTGTATTTAAGGGAGTTTATTTTGGTGGTGAAGCAGCCAGAGACGTTGCTGAACTAGCTCAAGAGGAATAAATAATGAAAGACAAAGACCACACAGTAAGCTACACATCCATTGACTATCACAGTATGTGTCAGAAGTCAAAGGAGCGCATAAAGAAAATGCAGGCAGAGGGAATACCTACGCCCCATGACCCGAAAGACAAGCCAGAGGACGCAGGTAAGCGTGAGGGATACTCAGTCCTATTCTTTGGTTAATC